TCATCCCGTTTTCCTCCTCAAGATTGTCAGTGCCGGCCCGCGTGAATCCGTCGCTGACACTTTGTTTGCCTCCGTGATCAACTGCTCAAGCTCTGCGGTAGAATAGTGGCTGGTAACGCTGCCATTCTTGTGCCCCAAGAGCGCCTTCCGATCTTCCAGTGTCACCCCTGCTGCACGCAGCCTTCTCCCAAAGGTGTGCTTGAGGTCGTGAACCCGAATTGATCTGAACCCAGGGTGTGCCGGCGACTTGTGTTCCAACTCCCATTTCGCGGCTGCTCTCACCCTGGCCTTCTTCCACGCCGTGTCATTCATCCGATGCATTGGAGTCGGACCGCGCTCGTCCGGCTGCCCATAGGGGAAGACGTACTTTGAGCTAAGGCCGCGCTGACCATCAATGACCGACATCGCCACCTTGTTCAGCACCACCAGTCTCTCGTCGCCGTTCTTCACGCCAGATTTTTCACTTCTCCCACCAAAATCGGCAGGGATCAGGAAGACACTTGTTCCCAGTTCCGGCACTCGAATCTCCCAATCCCATTGAAGCTTGCAGACCTCCTGCTCTCGGCACCCGGTATTCACCTTGTAAAGCGACATCCGCAACAAGTGATCCGGAATCTCCGAGAACAGTGTTGATTGCTCCGCCCAGGACATCGGGTAGGGCTTCCTGCTTGACTTCGCCTCTTCCAGCATCGAGATCATCGGCACGCTATCCAACCACGGCCGCTTCTCTGCGTCTCGCCATTTCCTGTGGCACAGGTTCAAGATCCGAACGACACGTTGCAAAGCAATGTTGACCGTCCGGTTCGATACGCCTGGCTTTACCTTCCCCTTGTCGTTCATGGTCGGCTTCTGCCGGTCCCGTTTGAAAGCAGCCAGGGTTCCGTCATCTATATGGGTGATTGGTAGATCCCCAATGTACGGGTCCAGCTGCTCAATGTGTGAGGCGGATAGACCGATTGATGCCTGATCCTTGAACTCCACCAAGAACCGGGTGGCCGCCTCACGCCAGGTTCGCACTTGGCGAACTCCGTAAACCTTTTCCTGCCTGAGCTTTTCCAGCCGGTGAATCAGGTATTGCTCTGCTTCTTCCCTCTCGCTTGCTCCAGTGCTTTCTTGAAGTCGGCAACCTCTGACGACTTTGTCGATGTGCCAAATCCCGTTCCTCTGATAGAGGCCCGACATTGTTTTTCGCGCCATTGTTTTGCTCCTTGGCGCCCACTGCGGGGCAGATTGTTGTCCTCATTGGCCTGCTTTTCAATTGCCATGGACTCAGCCCAGGAATCTGCCCACTGATCCAACTCGATCCGATCGAAGCCAATGCCCTGTTTCCCAATGGGGAATTCGCGGACGTTAGGCCGAACGGTTTTGTTAAATTCTTCCCGGCACATGCCCAGGTACGCAGGGGCAGTTGACGCTCTTAGGAAGCGCGGCGCGGTCTCTTTGGTGGGTAATGCGGTTGACTTTGCCATGGAGTCATCACTGGTCGATGGAGGAGGTGGCTTGCACTGACTTCCTGACGGGAAAGGCTTCGCCCTCCCATTTTCCAGGCTTGCCGCGTATCGCGCCATGGAGGCCGTATTGGTGTGGCCTTTTGCTGGTGAACAGCTTTTCACACGCCTTCAGCAAGGCGCCTTCATCTTCTATTTCCAACAACTCCTGGCCAGCCATAGAACCCACCTGAATCCAGCCGGATTTGTCGCGCCCGTAGTTTTCTGTCTTGAACAAGCGAAACCTGTTTCGGTGTCCGGTACCAGGCGAAGAGGTTTCGGTGTTCATGTAGAACGCGACGCCATCAAGGCGCACCCGCAGCACTGTCTTAGCCATGGAGTTCACCACCTTGAAAGTGGTCTGCCAGCACCTTGCGCGCGTCGATGCCGCACGATGCGGACATGGCGTAGATCTGGCCGAAGGTGGTTTCTCGGCGCTGCAGGGCGTTGAACAGTTCTATCAGGCGCTCGCCCAGTTGTCCGTTGCGGCGGCTCATTGGCCCGAACTCGCAGCAGGCGGGAGCGGGGCGCCGGCATTTGCCAGTGCGTCCAGTAGCAAGGTTTGGCGATTCTGTCCGTCCAGATACTGGCGCACGGCTTGGATGAATACGCTGTTCATGCTGCGATCCGAGGCGTTCGCAGCCGCTTCAATGTCGGCGCGCAGACCGTCAGGCAGTCGCACCACAAACTTGTCTGCGGTGCGGGAATCGTATTGGTTGGTGGTCATGATGATCTCCTGGCGAGCTCCCTACGTATTGGGAGCTGAATGAGTGGGGTTATTCGCCTGATTTCGGCGTGGTGACGAGGAGGAATAAGCAGGCACTCGCAATGAGCCAGACTGCGGTACCGAAGAAAGCCGCAGCCACGTCGAAATCCGAGGAACTGCTGATCAGGTCGCTGGCGGCAAAAAGCAACCATGCGCCAGAGGCTGTGGTGTAGAGCAGGATGGAAATCATCACCTTGAATAGCTGAAGCGGTGTGATGGGTTTACGGGACATTCACTTTCTCCAGGGCGAGCAAGGGCCCGCCGCGTTGTTGGCTTTCGCAAAAAATTGAGGTGCTCTTGTTTCGCCATGAGGTGGCGAAGGAGTGGCTGTAAATTAGCAATAGCTAAATAAATTAGCAAATTGTTTTTTGTGATTTCAGTTTGCTAATTCACATACCGAAATAAAACTCGCCTGGGCTGTCTCGTAGTGGCGAAGTAATGGTGCTAAATTCTGAAAATCAAGCGCGCCATAGCATCGAAGATATCGCCTTCAATCTAGAGCTGCGCTGTCTAGACTTGGGCAGCTCGCAAAAATGCGTGTAGTGATGCTGATGCCATAGCACTATGGGACGGGTTATGCGGATGAAGTGCGGTGGGAAAGGTTGTGGGAGGCAGACAGGAATAGATGGGACTGGCTGTTAATTACTTTTTGCTAAAGAGATTTACCTATGGAGCATCAGACCAACGGCATTGCAGCGTCATCCGACGATCTGCAGCAATTCAAATTGAAATTTGGTCAAATTCTTCGTTTTCTTGAGTTTGCGTTCCCCGTAATCACGTGTCCCCAATGTGGACAAGATGCTGGGTGGCTATTTGATGGTCGACCAGGGCTGAAAGGTGTTGAGCAAGAGCTTGCTATTTATCGAATGGGGCATAGCTCCCACGAGCTCGCTCACCCCTTCTATCTATCGAGCTGCAACAATTGTGGTTCTATACGGCAAATTTCTTGCCGACGAGTACACGCATGGATAGCTGAAAATCCCGAGGAAGTAGCGCCGTGAGTGTCGTTAGTGGTCCGTGGAGTACTGAGGGAGCAGCCGGAATTGCTGTGGTAGACGATCCGTTAATTCCAGTGCATGATGAAAAAATGAGTGAGATAACCCGAGAAGAATTCAGCGCTAAACTCGAGACCATGGAAGTAAAGATGGATGCTCGGGTTGAATCCGTGTCGGCAAAAATCGAAGGGTTTCTTGCTGTGCAGGTTGAGCGCGATAAGCGTCTAGACGCTGTTCTTGCTCAAATCAGCAAGGATAACGGAGAGACGAAGTCCAGCATCAGCTCTATGAAAACTACACTCATAGTGACTGCTGTCTCGACTGTGCTAGCAATCGTGCTCGGTGTAGCTGGATTCAATACAGCACTTACATCCAATATGCTGGGCGCCTTCCAGTTAGGCAAAAGTGACCAGACCAGTGCATCGGAAACGATTACAACGCAGGCACATAGGGTTGCTATTCCTCCGCCCTCAACACCTCCTGCGCAGCAGAAGTAACTTAAGAAAGCCCGGCCCAGCACCGGGCTTCTTGTTCTGCACCTTCCCACTCAATCGCTCTATCCGAGAACTCAACATGCTCGTAGACCTTCCCAAGATGCTTCGTTGCCGAGAGGCGAAGGCCTGCCGTATGCTGCAACTCAGCGAAGCCCATATTTACCCATTGACCCATTTTGTTGATCAGCTTCGCGAGAGTGCCGGACTAAGTGCGGGAATCCCCTATTTTGATCCTTGGGATGGAGGTGTCGACGCTGGAGCGTTATTCCTGCTGGAGGCACCAGGGGCAAAAGCGGTAGCCTCGGGTTTTATTTCACGCAACAACCCTGACGAAACCGCGAAGAATATGTTTGAGCTCGGGGTCGAGGCCGGCATTGATCGCAAACACACAGTGCTTTGGAATGTCGTGCCTTGGTACATCGGGACGGGCACGAAAATACGAGCCGCCACCCCTCTAGATCTCGAGGCAGGGCTTCAACCGCTGCCTCAATTATTGGTACTGCTACCAAAGCTACGGGCTGTCGTTTTACTGGGGAGAAAGGCAGAGAGGGCTGCAGCTGCCATAGCCTCCGTCCGGCCCGATCTGAAGCTGTTCATTTGCGCCCACCCGAGCTCGCTATATGTAAATAACGCAATCGGTAACCGCGAAAAGATTCTTACAACCCTTCGCCAGGTCCGCGCATATTTACAGCAAGGTTGACTTGCAGGGCCCAGCCAGCGCTGGGCGTCGTGTATCTGTTCCTTCAGATTCCTTTCACAATCGAGCGCCTATGGTTCCACCAGCTCCTCATGAACACCTTTAAGCCCGCTATCCCCCATCGCGGGCTTTTCTTTGCCTGGAGTTTGCCAATCACGCCAGTGTTTACCTAAGCTGCATTTTTCTATGCCCTCGAACGGAGTCGAAGCCATGCCCGCCCCACAATACTCACTTCCTGACACGCTTGAACGAATCTACGAGAACCAGCTTGCCCTGGAAGAGGCGCTGATGGAACTGACATTGCTCGTCGAACGCCAAGGCAGCGTCGAGGCTGGCGGCAACGTGCGCGGTGCCCTGGAGACGATCGGCGAGAACGCCGGACATATCAAGCAGGGCCTGGCTAGGTTGAGGGCACAAGGGCCGGATTGATCAAGCAGCAACCGTTGATAGCCCGCCGATGTGCGGGCTTTTCGTTGAGGAGCTACCATTCCCCCGCCTGCTCATACACGGAGCTTCGCTTGCGCTCACCGACGGTCAGCACCAGGATAACAATCCGCTCGTCCTCAACGCGGTACACAGGTCGATAGCCGGCGCCTCGCAATTTGATCTTTGTAGCAGTTGCTATATTCCTTAACATATATTGCCTCGGACCCTTAGCCAGCTATACCGCGTTCTCAGAAAATGGGAAAAATATAGTATTAACTATCTGGATTTTCTATCGTTCTCTTTTGCCTGAGGGAGAAGGGGAGATGGAGAAATCGCCGGATTTCACATTTTGAAAGGTTTCATCAATCATTGGTTGAAAACTAGGGTCTCTATACATTCCGCTCAGTACAGCCATTGTTTGCGCAGCGGCACCGGCAAAAGTAAATCTTGAATTAATAAAGCTACAGCTTTCAAATCCAATTTTGGCTTGGCCATCAATAACAATCTCGGTGCCATTGAATTTGCAGCTGACAAATTTTTTGCCACTGGTTAGTACACGCTCAACGCCAAATAACTTATCAGCTATTAGTTCTAGAGGTGCGTCTTTAAGCTTTCTCCTTCGCGTTCCATATAAAATCCATCCGAAGAATATTGCAAATGCTACTAGCAATGTGAGCCAGATTGGTATCGTTACAGTATGTGATAGGTAATCTTTATAAAGGACGTCCCAGCTAACGAGAAGGCCTGCAACGGTTGCAAAAAATGTGAAAAAAAACATCGCGACGACTATCACGGGGTTTTTTGTTAAGAACTTTGAAAGCTGATCCATTGTGAGGCTCCGTTTTTATGCTATTCAATGGTAGTGGCATATTAATAGCCTGCATTGCTGGAGAATTCCAGTCTGGAGAGTCAATACCCTTGGGGAGTGCTCAGTACGTTCACAGTGCGTTATGGTGATACCGGTGTCGTCTTCCGTATGCCTAAACATCGTGGGTATCTAGAGCAGCCAAAAAATTCCCTCCCCTTGTAGCGTCCCTTCCTCGCAGTTCGCTGAACGACGTTACTTCCACAAAGTGGACAAAGCCCGAGCTGCGCCCAGTCTGAAGCGGGTGACTTCGGAGGAAGTAAAGCCTGGGCTGCCTCGCGCTCTCTGCGATCCCGGGCTTCAGATCGGACGCTGAAGAAGGAATAGATGGCTATCCCGGCCCCAATGATCAGTAAGAATATGAATCCGCCGGCACCTCCACCGCCCCTTCCTGAGCTTCGTCCGCGCCCAGAGCTTCTGCCACCGCCGTGCCCGCCTCGAGCAAGAGTCGTCGTGGTTATGGTGAGCAGTGCGAGCGTCAACAGCGCCCTACGGCTCATGTCCTTTTTGTTCATGCTGGCTCCGTGCCTTATCAGCGGTTTGCTGACTCCACCAACCCCAAGTGCCGGCCTCAACGCCTGCGTGCCCAGTCATTTTGGGTGTGTTCCTCGGATGCGCCGCAGGGCTATTACATTTTGCTAACGGGCTGGTTAGACTGAGTGCCATCGCTGGTTGGATAGCCAGTGTATGCGAGGTGGTTCCACCGCCTTTCAATCAGACAACCTATTTCAAAAATGAACCCTGAGGAGGGCGCAGAAATGGAGCGTATTTATCGCCTTCTGGATTGGGTTGACTTGGCTCAAGCTGTGGATTGGCTCGGCAAGCTCACGGGGTCGCCCATAGGTGAGGGGGAATTATCGAAGCTGGTGTTTTCGAAGCAGTGTGACGCCTATATCCAGGCACTCGGGCTGAAGGGCTACTACATTAACGATGAGGGATTCGAAGTAGATGTTATCGGCCGTGGTTTTCAGCTAGTTCTTGGTATCGAAACTCTTAGAAAAGCTGACAAAAAAAATGGCAAACCGGAGAAGCGCAGATTTAGTCTTGAGGGTGCGCGGTATGAGCCAGACCCATACGACAACGAGATAACTCTTGTCGCTGACTATGACTACTGGGAGGCCATCACGGAAGATGAGAATGGCTATCCTGTGTATTTCAAGCCTGCTGACATTGAAGTCTTGGCCGCTAGAATTAACGAAGTGCCCGAACAGCCTGATACTGCACGGCTTGAAGATCTGCGGCTGCAGCTTGAGCAAGAAAAAGCAGCGCGAGAAGCGGTCGAAGCCGAGCTTCAAGGACGACGTGCCCAAGATGGCAAAAGAGCTCTGGTCGATATGAAAAATATGCTCATGCATGACCACAAAGAGTTTGTAGCTATGCAGGAGCGTGCGGAGCAGGCCGAACGAATGGTTACGGCTTTGGACCGGCAATTAACTGACTATATAGAAAAGATTCGAGCTGGTGACAAACTCATCGAAGGGTTGACCCAGGAGTTACGGAAACGTCATTCCCACGAGCGCCTCCCACCCCAGGTCACTGAATTAGTCAGTGGCTTGTACTTTCCCTACGCAACTAAGCAACTCGAGGCCATGAGGGATGCTGCACTGGCTCATTGGAACGATCACGACAGATCCAAGCCGGCACCCTACGGCATCCAAAAGACAGTAGCTACATTCCTAGCCGCCCGGACAGGCGAGAACGCTAGGAAGCTCGCCGAACTAGCCGCAGCCATCAAGCCCGATGATCTTCCAAAAGCCTGACATAACAACCTGACATAGTGTCATGTCAGTATGTCAGGTCTGTCTGACGGTGCGCTTAAGCCTCAATCTGTTTCCAGTCCCAATCAATGGCAGGAAACAGCATGACCGACTTGAATGATCATTCGAAGCAATTGGTGAGTGCCACAATCTATAAGTATTTCGCGCGATTCTGTCCGAAAAATATTGAGAAAACTCTGAAAAGAGGCGGTGCATTACATCGATTCGTATAGACGTTCGAAAACCGGCGGACCGCACTTGACTCATTTGATCCAGTTATGAGGATCACCACAACTGGATATGGAGAACGTCTAAGTCTTCTTGCCGAGCATCTCAAGGAGCTTGGCATAGCCGCCAGGAATCTCAGCCTCCAACTGCGTCATCAAATCGGGGTTTCTGTCCATACGGTCCTTCATGCCGGCCGCGACTATCTTGTTTACCGCCTGCTCAAACGAGATGCCTTCTCTGGCAGCAAAGTCTTCAATTGCTTTTTCCTCTGAGGCTTTAAGCATCAAGGTAATTTCACGGCCTTCGTCATCACTGCCTTCGCCGGATAGCTCCTCCGCTGTCACTCCCAATGCCTCGGCAAGCTTGAGTAGAACCCCGAGACGCGGTTTTGCCTTCGAGGCTTCGTAGCGAGAAATCTGAGACCAAGTTATGCCGACAGCGCCTGCCAGTTCCCGCTGTGTCATGTTGGCCGCTGCCCTAGCTCGGGCTAACCGCTTGCCAAACAATGCGTCCAATTCATGCTCCGTCAGTGCAAGTAAAGCCATAAAAGTACACGGCTAGGCGTGTACATGCAAAAAAAGCAACATGTTGCTTTACAAAGGCAACAAGGAACAATAAAGTCAACGCTCAGACAACGAGGGAAGCTTCATGAAAGGCGCAGAAAAGAAGGTAGTTGGCGTTCGTATAGTTGTGGTGATGCGAGAGCTCCTTGAAAAAAAGGCAGTTGAGAATGGACGCAGCCTCAGCAGCGAAATTGTATTCCGGCTGAGAAAATCCCTGGAACGTGAAGATGAGCAAATCAGCCAGGCATAAAAAACCCCAGCGCTGGCCGGCGCTGGGGTTGGGATTAACGAGATCAGCTTCGAGGAAGAAATCGTCATGAATAAGCATACCGAAGTAAACGAAAAACTCAATGCTGGCGCCTTCAAGGGGCCGGTGACCGTTCCGCTTTCATTCGTCCGCTGCAACGTTGAGCGACAATATTTGTACAGCGTTTGTCCAGGCGTTCCTGCTGTCGATGCTTTGAATCAGGCATCTTGCGTTCTTCATAGCGTGAGGTCGGCGCTGGAGGACGCGGGAATGGCAGAGCTCATCGTTACTCCAAGCCAAGCATGGTTGCTACACATGGCGGTCGAGTCTGCTAAGGCGGCTATCGACTCCGTCGTTGAAGGTCTGGAGAAAGCACGATGAACACTATCTCCATTCAATCCGAGCGGTCTTCTGATGGTGCGCCACGTTTTCTGCAATCGCAAAATGTGGCGCGGACAGGTTTTATTGGAATAGTCGCTGTTGTAGATGGTGAGGCGGTCACAACCACCCTGGCAATCGCCAAAGGTTGCAAGGTCGACCATGCCAGTGTCATTAAGCTGGTGCGTACCTATCAGGGGGACCTTCAGGAATTTGGCCCTATCGGATTTGAAATCCAGAAGGGTTCATCTCTTCCGCAGGGTGGCTTCGCTAAGGCAACCGAGTACGCGGTGCTCAATGAGCAGCAGTCCACACTGATCATGACCTACATGCGTAACGGGCCAGTCGTTCGCGAGTTCAAAAAGACCCTCGTTAAAGCTTTTTGGGGGCTTGTTCGTGGGAAAGGTTTTTCAGTGCCTCAAACCCGCGCTGATGCGTTGCGGTTGGCTGCCGATCTGGAAGAACAGAACGCTGCCCTCGCTATCGAAAACCACAAGTTGGAAGTGAAGGTGGAGCAGGACGCTCCCAAGGTGGCCTTTCACGACATGGTGGTGGTGTCGCACAAGAAGTACAACGCCGCCCAGGCTGCCAAGATCATTGGCACTGGCCGCACCAGGCTGCTGCAGTTCATGCGGCAGAAGGGGTGGGTGACCCGTTCGAACGAGCCGTATCAGGCGAAGATCGAGGCCGGCCTGCTTGATGTGAAGCTGGGCACCTTCGAGCATCCAATCGACGGCACGATCCCAACGTGCTCCACGTTGATCACTGGGAAGGGCCTGACGAAGCTTGAAGCTCTGTGGCGGGAGCGAGACGCAGACTTGTTGGCGTAGCAATGAAGAGAGCCCGGCCCAGCGCCGGGCTTTGTTTGAGGGGGAGGATTTATATTGGTGGTCGAGCAGCGGGGGTCGGCCTGTCTGACGCCTTCACCACGATGGATGCCTGGCAGGATAACGAGTGTTAAAGTCCTGCCTCTATTTTGAGGGATGAGCCCATGACGCAGGAAGAACAAGCCGTTTCTGAACGCGCTGTGGTATTTGCAAAGCAAAACCGAACCCGCATCGCCCGGGAGTTGGCTTGTTTGGAGACTTATCCGAGCGATGAGTACCCCGTCTCTGTATTCATGGCTGGGTCGCCAGGCGCAGGGAAAACCGAAGTGTCCAGGGCATTTATTGGGATGATGCAGGCTGGTGGATCGAACGCGTTACGAATCGATCCAGACGATTTCAGAGACTATTTTCCCGAATATACGGGCCGAAACTCCAGCCTTTTCCAGCGTGGCGTGACAACATTTGTTGAGCGAACCCTGGATCTGGTTTACCAGCAACGTCAATCGTTCCTGCTGGATGGGACTCTTGCGAATCTTGAAGTGGCGCGACGAAACATCTCGCGGGCCCTTGATAAGCAGAACAGGTCTGCCCAAGTAATTTACGTGTACCAGCGTCCTGAGCTTGCGTGGGAGTTTGTTCTCGCGAGAGAGAAAAAAGACGGAAGGAATATTCCTTGCCCTGAGTTTGTCAGACAGTTTTATGCTGCAAAAATGTCTGTGTGCGCGCTGAAACGTGAATTCCAGGATGCATTGCAGGTGGATGTGATCATCAAAGACAACGATGGAGGAAACGAGGATATCGGCATTGACCTTTCGGCTGACGAAATTGACGTGTTTGTCAGCCAGCCCTATGATCAAAACGAGCTTGAACGTATTTTGAACGGAGAATCCCAATGAAAGGCGAAAAGGCAGCAGACGCTTCGACGAAGATTCATGGTTCGTCGAAAATGTCTGATTTTTTCCGCCACGGGTCCGTGGAGGAAAGGCGAGCCGTTTATCACATGGCAGCTAGTGCAGCCATTGAGGAGCAGAGGGAAGTGATCCGCTCAGCGAAGCCCGGCGAAATCCTTACTGTAAAACCTCGGTAATTCCATATCCGTGTCCTTAAGCCCAGCCTTGCGCTGGGCTTTTCGCATCTGGCTCAAGGCTTTTCAGCGTTGGCCTTCTCAAGCAGGGCGGCTATGCCCTCAAGCAGAACCAAGTCCGACTCCCTGAGTCTTCCCTTCGCCGCGGCCCTGGCGAGTTTCTCAATAACCGCAACTGCCCGCGGCGTAGCCTTGTCCTGAAGGGCCTGGTAGGCAGACGCGGCCTCTCGCACCACATCCTGACGAGTGTACTCACCCTCGATCAATGCTGGCCCGTGCCCGTTCGGGTTGACCAGCACACCAGGCGTGAGCCCGATTTTCTTCTCAAGGTTGAGCGCCGCTTTCTCACCCAATGAACGGTGCCCATTGAGGATCTGTGACAAATACGAAGCGTCCAGATCGTGCTGGTCGGCGAAGTCTTTCTGGCTGAGTGGGCCGATGACACGCCGCAGCGCGTCGACCCGAAGAGTTTTGATATCCATAGGCGAATAGTGTCCCTGCGTTAGCAAACAGTAAATTATAAAATGCTATTGCTATTGGGATTAGCAAAATGTAATCTTGGCTTCTTTCGGAGACAAACATGACGCTACTCGAACTCATCCGGTCCCTCGACACACCTTCGGTGGAGTCGTTGGCCAAGCGCAGCGGCACCAGTGCCGGGAACCTTAAACAGATCGCTCATGGCTTCCGCCGAGCAGGCCCAGGCCTCGCCATCAATCTTGAACGAGAGTCGAGCAGGGCGGTGACCTGTGAAGAGCTCCGGCCCGATGTCGACTGGGCCTATCTGCGCAATTCAGGCCAAGAGCCAAATCTTTAATCCCGATTAAAAGAAGCCCTGATTGAGGGCGCATATCTTCGCCCTGAGCTGAACGTTCCGCCACGACAACCACGAAGAGGTTTCCCGAAATGGAACAGGTACACCGCGCAATACATGAAGCAGTTCTGGAGGCGGGGCCAAAGCAACTGGCTCACCTGATGGGTATGAGCCACACCGCATTGCTCAATCGCAGCAACCCAAATGATGACTCGCACCGCCTGAACCTGGAGCAATTTCTCCAGATCCTGGTGCACAGCAAGAACATTGAACCGCTGGAACACCTGGCCAACACATTGGGCTATGCCCTGGTGCCTCAGGCGCGGCCGGCGAGCAAGAACCTCATCGAGGCTCTGGTGCATCTCGCGGCTGAGTACGGAGATGTTTCTCGTCTCGTGCATGACGCCCTTGCAGATGGCCGCGTTTCACCCTTCGAGAAAGCGAACATCCAGAAGGAAATTGGCCATGTCCGTCAGAGCTTGCTGGTGCTGGAAGAGTCCGTCAAAGCGGCGTGATTACCTATCCGAACGGCTAGGTAACAGAGGAATAAAACGGGCGGAGAATGATTTTTGCCCGGTGCAGAAAGCAACAAACCCGGCGGGAACCGGGCTCATCTAATCGTCCTGTGTGATCAGGACTACACAACTGCAGAGGTATCAATCATGGCACATGCAATTCGTAGTAAACAAGTTCGGTCGCCTGTTACTGAGCGCATTCAATCTAAACCCCGGCTGGTCAGTGTGCCCAAGAGCGTGTCAATCACGCCTACGGTGCAGCCTTTTGATGAGCGGGCAGGCTTTACCTACTACGAGGTTCAAGTTGTTTATGAGGACGCGGGATTAAAACAAACCTACCCCGGCGTGCTGGATGAGTGTCTGGCATTAGAGCTGAAGGCGATGCTCGAGCCGGAAGTAGCCCCTTACCCTGTTCGTATTTCGTGGGTAGCAGGCTGGGCAAAAGGATTCGAAAACTTCCTCCGGATGAACGACCGCGTAACAGACATGATCCAGTCAGTTCGATCGGCTGAGCGTCCCGGGCACGAGTTCCTGGCTCGTCTTGGTCAGTTCGGTCCGTATGAAAGTTACGCGCCACAAAACAGCCAGGCAGAAAGCGTGGCGCCGAATCTCTCGGAGGTTCGGCCATGAACCAGGTCATTGACTCTAAGAGTCCAGGCTTCAACAAAAAACCTTTCTACCAGGTTGAGGTTTTCGACGGGCGTGGTGTGTACGGCTTCGGCCTTGGGCTCACTGATGAGCGAGTTGCTCGTGACCTGCTCGAGACTCTCGGTCGTGACCTGCTTGGCCGAATAACAAAACTCCATACACTCGCCAACCCACCAGAAGAGGCCCGCGGGTACCAAAAGCATAGGCAGTTTACCGAGCAGACTCAGCGCATAAAGGCGTTGATTGATATGTGCGCGAACGAGCCTTCGCCTGGCCGCGCCTTCTTGGTTGCCTTTGTGCAACAGCATCGCGCTGCAATGCCCCTCAGTCATATGGCTTCAATGCTTGAGCATGCCAAGTACGAGCCCGACTTTGATGAGTTTGCCTATATCCCACTTCACCAATCTGCAATCGGGAGGGCATACCCATGAGCGAAATATCCCAAGAGGTACCTGTCACCGTCATCAACGAAGCGCACTTCGAGAAATATCCCGATGCCGCGCTGTTGCTGAAGTGTTTCGAGGTCGTCAAGGACGCGCTGGACGTCATCGACGAGCCGGAGTACTCCATTGAGAAAGAGGACGACACTCATCTTGACCTGTACCGAGCCTACTACGCACTCATGGTGTTGTTCAGGCGTAGGACTGGTCACGACGCGAGGCAAGTGGCCCAGGATCACTTTGAGGCAATGAGCCGCCACTTGCTGGAGGGGAAGCCGCGACCAGAAAACAGCATTCCCGTCGTCGTGTTCCCTGGTGAGTGCCTACCGGATGAGGCATTCACTGGCCTGACGGACCAACAACTGGCTTGCGCGGCGTTCAACTACAGCGATCGCGTTCGAGTTCTGATCATGGACCACTCACCGCAGGCTTTGGCGTTGGACGAGGCTCGCACGCTCTCAATTGACTCCACCACAGCACTGTGCCTGCTGGTGTTGCGCCTGTCTGGCGGCTCAATGGAAACCATGGGTGCCGGGATGTGCCGCAAGCATGGGGAGACGCTGCAATGATCACTTCACTGGAATCAACTGCGGGAATCCCCGTAATTAAACCTTCAACGACCTGCACCATCGCCGGCCCCTGGCCAACCTACGGTAACTTCCGAACGCTTCCAGAGCGCGAGCGCTGGGTGCTTTACGGCAGCGCCAAGGCCTACCGCGAGTCGCTGGAGCGCCAGGGTTTCGGGATGGCTGAAACCTACGATGCCTTCATCCGTCGCGTGACAGAGGAGCTGGATATCTGATGGCGCGCATTAGGACGATCAAGCCAGAGTTCTGGAGCAGTGAACAGGTTATGGAGTGTCAGCCTCTGACCCGCCTGCTGTTCATTGGCATTTGGAATTTTTGTGACGATGGCGGCAATCATCCTGACTCGGAGAAAACCATCAAGGCCCGGGTTTTTCCCGGTGACGAAATCAGCTCGTCGAGTATTCGTCGAATGCTCGACGAGCTGTCGTCGAACGGTCTTTTGGCCTTCTACGAGCACTCTGGCAAGCGATATTTGCATGTCTGCGGGTGGGAGCATCAAAGGATCGATAAGCCAACCTTCAAGTACCCGGAGTTTGTCCAGTCCCTGGTGGTGTCCAGTCCGCCACTTTTAGGGGCTGACACTGATGACAACCAGAAACCGGGGCCTGTAGGTGATTCCGTCGGTGAATCCTCTACGAACATTCGACCACCGCTCGTAGAGGCCTCGTCGAATCCTCTGCTAGTCCTCGACCCCGGAAGGGAAGGGAAGGGTAATAGGAAAGGAGAAGAACAAGATCAAGAGCATGTCCATCGTCGCGATGCTCCACCGGACGACGCGCCGTTGGAATCTCAAGCTGGAGCAAATGGGCAGGAGCAGCGCGCACCTGATCAACCCGCTCTGGCAGATCCCAAGCCGAAGCGAAATATCAAACCCGCCGCTACGGATCTGTTGGACGGCTTCGATCAGTTCTATCGGTTGTACCCGCGACGCCAAAATCGGCCAAAAGCTGAGTCGGCCTGGAAGAAACTCAAACCTGACGCCGGATTGCGCGAAACCCTGCTTGCTGCACTGGCAAACCACCGGCTGAGACCCGACTGGATCAGGGACGGCGGGCAGTACATCCCGCTTCCGGCGACCTGGCTCAACGGCCGATGTTGGGAAGACGAAATCCTGGCGAACACCGAGCAGTCCCATCACGTGGACCTCGACAAAATTGACCACACCATCGGGCTTGAACGTCAGCCCGATGGTACGTATCGAGTAGCCCGACCATGATCAAACCAGCAATCATCAACACCACTATCAGCCGTTGCGTCGAGCACGGCACGTTTGAAAACAGTCTCGTTGAGTCGTTTATCGGTGATGCACAGTGGAACGGCTGCCCGCGCTGTCACTTCGATGCACGGCATTCCACTGACGAAACCGTCGCCACCGCTGCCCGGGACGTGCAGTTTGCTCGTCAGCTCAATGCGGATCTGATCGCGTCAGGTATCCCTCCACGGTTCCGGGCTGCGACGCTGGAAAACTACCGGACGGACAGCAAGCCAGAACCCCAGGCCGTTGCTCTTCGCCAATGCAGGGAATACGCGGAACGGTTCGACGTGCACTGGCAGGCCGGGCTCTCGATGATGCTTCTGGGAGAGGTCGGTACCGGCAAGACACACCTGGGTTGTGCGGTGGCGCAGCACGTCATCCGTCACCACGGCGCCCATGCCCGGTATACGTCCGCCCTGGCGATCATTCGTGATGTGAAGGCAACGTTCAGCAAGACCGCAGAATCAACTGAGCACCAAGTGTTCAGCGCACTGCAGGTTCCCGATCTGCTGGTGATCGATGAAATCGGCGTTCAGCACGGAAGCGACTTCGAGCGTCAGGTGTTGTTCGAGGTGATCAACAACCGCTACGAGCGACTGCAACCCACCATCGTGATTTCCAACCTGGGCATTCTCGGTTTGCGTAAATGCCTGGGAGATCGAGCAGTGGACCGGCTCAGCGATGCCGGTGGTCCTGCAGTGTTATTCAACTGGCCTTCAGCCCGGGGTGACGTATGAGCCGCGAACTATTCAGTGATGAGGCCGAGTTCGGCATCCTTGGGGCGGTGTTGCTCAAGCCCGAGTTGTTCGACGAGATCAGCAGTAAGGTGGACGTGTCCGATTTCCATGATCTGGAGAGCGCTGCGCTTTACCAGGTGATGATTGATTGCCACGCCGCCGGTGTTCCCATCGACGTTGTCACCTTGAGCGATTGCCGCCAGCGCCTGCCCAGTGGCAAGTCGACCCTGGCTCACGCGGGCGAGGTCGCCATGAATGTACCCAGCGCCGCCAACTGGAAGGCCTACGCCCGTATTGTTCGGGAGCGGGCGGTGTTACGTCAGATTGTGAACGCCGCGTATGTGATCAACGACACGGCCAACGAGGAGCGCCCACTCTCCGAGGTTATCGCCATGGCCCAGCAGGCCACGGCAGATCTGCGCGACCTGGACGACGATGGGCAGCAGGATTACTACAAAGCCAGCGAAATTCTGCCCGCGGTGATCGACACCATTGACTCGAAATTTAACAAGACTATGCCTACAGGCCTATCCACAGGCCTTGAGAAGCTGGATGAGTTGGTGCGGGGGTTACGGCCTGGGAACATGATCGTTGTTGGCGGGCTGACCGGTTCAGGCAAGACCATCCTAGGCTTACAAATCGCCCAGCACGTCACCTGCAAGCTCGCTGGGGCCGGTTTAGCGTTCTCCATGGAGATGACCAAGGAGGAACTCGTTACGCGCGGCCTGGCGTCTCTTGGGGGGATCAATCTAAGCGCGCTCGATAGCGGTGACCTTCAAGACGATGACTGGCCGAAGCTCACCAGCGCCGCCAACGTCCTCAAGGGTGCCAAGCTGTACGTCAACGACCAGGCCGGCATGACCGTGGCGCGTATACGTTCGATCGCCCGCCAGTGCCAGCGTCGGGAGGGGTTGAGTGTACTGCTGATCGATTACATCCAACTGATCAGCGCCGAGAGCAGCTCGAACCGTTCCCTTGAGGTCGGGAAGATCTCCACTGCACTGAAGAACTTGGCCAAGGAGCTCAAGATTCCTGTGATTGTGTTGGCTCAGCTCAACCGTGGTTCAACCAATCGCCCGGATAAACGACCGCGCCCCAGCGATATCCGCGACTCCGGTCAGATCGAGCAGGATGCTGACGTGGTGATCTTGGTTCATCGCGATATGGAGAGCGAGGAGGGCCAAAACGGTGTAACCGAGTTGATCGTGGGCAAGGTCCGTCATGCGCGCGTGGGCTCCTGCATGGTCCAGCAACAGGGGGAGTATGTTCGCTTTGTCGACTTCGAGGGGCGTACACCGAGCAACGAAGAGGTGGAGATGGGCCGAAGCTTTGCCAGCAAATTCAAGGGGAACAAAAGCCATGAATAACGTCACCGCGGCGTCACCGCGCAAGAGCATGACCCCGGTTGAGTGTAAGTTCCTGAAGGCCGGCAATCGTCTGTTGCTGGAAAAGGCCAATGGCCGGATTGGATCTGCAGCGTTCATGGACATCATTGCCGACTGGCACGCTTCACGGTCAGTCCTGGGGTTTGAGGCGTTCGCTCGTCTTTGGATCTTTGAAGGCAATGCCAAGAACAAGATCGCTGACAAGCTGCTCCGAGAACTGTTCGGCATGGATGAACCAACCCCGAGGAAAGCCGCATGAAAAAGCGCACCTACGTCGACAAGCCGCTGGGCGATACGGAATACCTGCTGGAACAGTGGGGTTGGTGGCGGATGGACGGGATGGGCGTGCCGCGCTACGTCTCGCCGCTGCTCGCGCTGATGCGGGACAATGTCCAAATGCCGAGTACCGCCAGCTATGTGATCACTGATGACCTGGCACTCGCGGTTGATTCCGCGATGGCCAAGCTGACGCGCCGTAACGAGCAGATGGGGCTGTTTCTCTGGCTCTATTTCGGAGCCAAGTGGACGATGGTGCGGATAGGTGAGTCGGGCAAGATGTCAGAGCGCTCTGCAAGGGAAATAATCAAGGCCGGAGTTGGGTGGATTGACGGGGTATTGCAAGGGATGAGCGAAGCCGCATAAATAGTCCTTTCATGCCGGATGCCGACCTGTTTTCATGGCAGCGTGTTTAGCTGTTCCAGCGCGACACCAGATAGAAGAATCCCGGCCGTCGAGTCGGGATTTTTTTTGCTTTATCCTCTAGGATGGCAAAGCGCCAGATGTTCTGGGCTTTAAGAATTCGTAAGGAAGGAGTCGCTATGATGGAATTTTTCGATGAGCAGGGTAAGCCCGCAGCTACTGTGTCCTTTGACACGCTGAAAGCTTTAGCCCCCCTGACTGCTAACCCATCCGAAACCCTTAAGAAATTAGGGGTCGACGATGCAGCGCTGGAAGCTGCACTTACCGAAATCGCCAGAATCGCAGCCTCCCGCTGAGATCGCATAAGCTGCGCACCCAGCACTGTCGAGGTTGATATGCATAGAAGCAAAACACTACTTCACGCGATCATGGATTTTTGCGTAAACGGAACCTCAGAATGGAATCTTCATATGACCCGTGAGCAGCTATACAGCTCGCTCGATAGTGATCATCAGGAGCAGTGGCAGGAAATGGTCATAGAAGGGCATATGCGCATACTGGGAGACTTGGGGTACGTAACGCTGGATAGCTTTGGAGGCGTCGCCTCGATCGTGAGGGTCACATCCGCCGGTTATGACTATCTCGATACTATCGAACTTGCGGAAGGCTTGAAGAGCAATCCGTTTTTGCATTACCAACAGGAATGATTATCTGAACTGCCCCGCGTGATGTGGGGCTCTTTGTTTGTAATGGTGGCGCGCGTCGTGCTTTGCCGGAGGTAACGGGCTTTGAACCCCGGGCCGCTGGAAATGATGATTGTTCGACACAGATATTCGCCACCAACTCTCAAGCCCGACCACTGAGTCGGGCTTTTTGTTTGCTGGATTTCGTTGTGCTATTACTAGCGTCCCTATTTCAAAAGGATTTTGGTATGCGTCGCGATCTCAGTTTGGTTAAACATCTGTTGGATATGGTTCAGGCTCATGCGGATCATAGCGGCATTTATCTGATTGACTTGGTGCCGAAGTGGGAAGAGTCCAGCGGCAATCCAGATCAAGCGCTCACCGAAGATCAACTTGTGTATCTGTTGAATCGTTGCGCGGACGCCGGCTTTCTTTCCATCGGTTCTGGAAATCTGATTCAAATGACTTGGGCTGGCCATGAGTACCTGGATTCAGTAACGCTGACACATTCTAAATAATCGATATTTTCAATACACACGGGCCCTGGCATTTGCCGGGGCTTTTTCGTTACTGGAGGCCCGTATGGACGCCCCAGGCAGGAGCAGAAACAGCATGGCCAACCCATCGCCCGAGAGCATCGTAGAGGCTGTGATTATTCCTGTTGCCAACAAAGGTTTGGTCGTAGGAACGGTGACAGGGGTTGCGGGCTGGCTTTCCCAGGTGAACTGGATTGGCCTATCTGGCGTGCTGGTCGCGGTGCTGGGCCTGGTGATCAGCGCTTACTTTCAGATCCGCCGTGATCGCCGGGAGACCATTGAAAGCCAGGAGCGCATCCGTGTGATGCGCGAGCAGTGCAAGCTGTGAGCCCGCTACTGCGCCAGCGCATCGCCGTAACGGTGTTGAGCCTGAGCGCCGCCGGCTTTGCCACCTGGCAGGCAAGTGAAGGGTTCACCCCTGTCGCAGTGATCCCCACCAAGGGCGACGTTCCCACCATCGGCCACGGCTCCACCCGCTATGAAGACGGCCAGCCAGTCCGCATGGGCGACACCATCACCCGGGCCCGAGCCGAAGTCCTGGCCCGCAATCTGAACAGCCAGGCGGAAAAGCAGTTCGCCGCATCGCTCCCGGGCGTGAAGCTGCACCAGGACGAATTCGATATCTACATGGACTTCGTTGGCCAGTACGGAATTGGCACCTGGCTCAAGGGTTCGCCCCGCCGCGACCTGCTGGCCGGCAACTACGCCCAGGCTTGCAATGACCTGCTCAAGTACAAGTTCGCCGCCGGCTTCGACTGCTCCACGCCGGGTAACAAGCGCTGCGCCGGCGTATGGACTCGCCAGCTTGGGCGCCACGCTAAGTGCATGGCAGCGCAATGACTCGCTGCCTGATCGCCGCCATTGTGCTGCTGGTGATCGTGGCGGGAATCCAGACGCACCGCCTGGACAGCGCGCAGACCGATCACACGCAGTACGTAGCCAGCATCGCCACCCAGGCCCAGGAAGCCAGCGAGAAGGCCCGCCAGACCGAACAGCAACACCAACGAATTATTGACCAGGTACGCACCGATGCAGCCAATCAAAAGATCAGCGATGACGCTCACGCTGCTGAGCTTGTTGCTGTGGGTGTCAGCCTGCGCGAGCAACAAACCAAGCTGCTTGCCGACCGCGCCACCCTCCGTGCCCGCCTTACCGCAAGAGGCAAGACAATCGACGACCTTACAGATTTGCTCGCCCAGCTGCGCACAGAAGCTGACAACCATGCGGGCGAACTGGCAGCAGCGCTTGACGCAAGTCGCCGGGCCGGATTCGCCTGTGAACGCTCCTACGACGCCATGAGGGCATCCCAATGACCAAGTATCAAGTCAAGTCCGCCGGCGAAGTCCACGAAGTGCTGGCTGTCACGTTCACCCAGGGCGAGGATCTGCGCCTTATTGGTGAGGGTGGTGCAGTTGTGGCCATCTTCGGCGCGTTCGACTGGCTCAAGGTTGTCCCTGTTGTGACTGCCCCAGTCGTGGAAGATGATCCATCCACCGATAAGCCTGCGCTGGTAGGTGGGCAATGACCGATAAGCAGCCAACCGACTGGGAGCGTATTGAACAGCTCTACCGTGCCGGCCTGCTTTCAGTGCGTGAAATCGCCGCAACGTGTGGCGTATCCCATACCGCAATCAATAAGCGGGCCAAGGCTGCTAGCTGGGATAGAGACCTGAAAGCCAAGATCCAGGCCAAGGCTGATTCGTTGGTTTCCAAAGCCGAGGTTTCCAAAGAGGTTTCCACGCAGGCACTGGCAACCGAACGCGGGATCGTTGAAGCCAATGCCCAGGTCATTGCAAACATTCGCATTGCCCACCGGACTGACATTGGCCGCTCACGTCGCCTGGCCAACAAGCTGTTGGATGAACTGGAAGGGTTGACCGACAACCGCGACCTGTTCGACCGGTTGGGAGAGTTGCTGCGTGATGAGGATGACAAGGGCCAGGACAAGCGCAACGACTTGTACATGAAGGTCATTGATCTGCCGGCCCGCACCAAGACCATGAAGGAACTGGCCGAAACGTTGAAGAACCTGATTGCTCTTGAGCGTCAGGCTTATGACGTTGGCGCCGAGAAGCCAGGCGATGACCGCAGCCAACTGACGGAAGAAGAACTTGATCGCAGAATCGCCAAGCTCGCAGGCCAGGGCTGACAAGCTTGAGCTATTGGCGTTGCTGGAGGAAAAGGCGCGCCGGGATGCACAGAGGCGTCACCTACTCCAGTTCGACACGCTGTATGAGTGGCAGCACAAGTTCGTAAAGGCGACGGCCGATCACACGTCATGCATGTTGATGGCGGCCAACCGGGTGGGCAAGACCCGCACCGGGTTGACCATCGATGCCATGCACCTGCTGGGCGATTACCCCGAGGACTGGGGCGGCCACGCATTCGACCACGCGCCGATGTGCTGGCTGCTGGGGTTCTCGATGGAGAAAACCCGTGACCTGCTCCAAACGCCTTTGTTCGGCACGCTGGAGGGGGGCAAGTGGACTGGTGGGTTAATCCCCGCTGACCGAATCATTGCGCATCTGTCCGCCACCGGTACATCCGGGGCCATGCGACAGATCACCGTCCGGCACAAGTCCGGCAGTCAATCCACAGTGCAGTTCTGGTCCTACAGCCAGGGCCAGCACGCAATCATGGGCGACAGCGTCGACTGGTACCACATCGATGAAGAGCCCCGCGACAAAGCGATCTACCCGCAAGTGCTGACCCGTACCGCGACTGGTGACGGTGGCCGAGGTGGTCGCGGCATTTTGACCTTCACCCCCGAGAACGGGCGCACCGAACTGGTTGTTCAGTTCATGGACTGCCCGGCCGAGGGCCAATACATCCAGCGCGCCACCTGGGCCGATGCACCGCACTTGACCGCTGACACGCAGCGCAAGTTGCTGGGCATGTACCCCGAGTGGCAGCGCGACATGCGTTCCAAGGGGCTTCCGTTGCTCGGCACTGGGTTGATATTCGACTTCTCTGATGAGGATATTAAGTGCCAGGCGTTCCCATGTCCGCCGCACTTCTACGTCATCAACGGTATGGACTTCGGCTGGGATCACCCGCAGGCGCACATCCAGTTATGGATCGACATTGAGTCGGACGTTATCTATCTGGCCCATGCCTGGAAGAAGTCCCGCGTCACACCATCGACGGTGTGGGGCACGGTCAAGGCTTGGGCCGCAGGAATCCCAACCGCATGGCCTTCTGATGGATTGCAGTCTGAGAAATCTTCGGGTGAGCAGCAGAAGAAAGCCTATGTGGACGCAGGCTGGCAAATGCTCGATGTGCACGCTACCTGGGCTGACGGCGGTGTTGGGGTGGAAATTGGCCTTGTTGAGCTCTACGAGCGCATGACCACGGGCCGCTTCAAGGTGTTCTCACACCTGGCGGACTTCTTCGACGAGAAGATGAGTTATCACCGCGACGAGAACGGAAAGATCGTAAAGCTCAACGACGACATTCTTTCTGCCGTTCGTTACGCCTACATGATGCGCCGCCACGGGCAGCAGCGCTGGCAGCTTGAGACAAATGACTCAGGCAAATTTCAATCCGAATACGACCCTTACGCGAGTAACTGACCATGTGTGGACGCGGAATCAAAAAACTTGTGAACAAGGTGGTCAAGCTCGACCCCTTGCGCGGCGGCGACGTCATCCTAGAAGGGCTGGGCCTGCCGAACATGTTTGGCGAGAACACTGGCATGTTCAACAAGGCCGAGCGCGAGAAGGCAGCGGCAAAGGCAGCAGCCGAAGCGGCGGGCTCAACGTCACCAGGTGCTGCGCCCACCACCTCCAGCGACTCAGTGCAGGCCGCTGTAGAGGCTGAACGCAAGCGCCGCCTGGCCCAATCCGGCCAGAACGGCACCATCTTGACCGGTTCGTCTGGCGTGCTTGGCGGTGCCAACACCAGCCAGAAAACGCTGTTGGGGGTGTAAGTTGGCCGACTCCCTGCGCGAACGCTGCGAGAAGCGCTACACCGCTCTCAAGAGCGAGCGCGACAGCAACTGGCTGCCTGACTGGAAAGAGCTGGGCGACTTCATCAGTCCGCGATCTGGTCGCTGGAACAACACCGACACCAACGACGGCAAGCGCCGTGATCAGAAGATCATCAACCCGCAAGCGACGTTTGCGTCTCGCACGCTTGGCGCTGGTATGCACACTGGCATGACCAACCCTGCATCGCCCTGGGTGAAGTTCGGTACGCCAGATCCTGGCCTGATGGAGTACGGCCCGGTCAAGGATTGGCTGTACGCGGCCGAGAAGTCGATGCGCGAAGTCATGGCCAGGTCGAACCTGTACAGCGTTCTGCCCAACCGCTACAGCGAAGAAGGCATTTTCGGTACCGCGCCTATGGTGGTGATGCCGGACGATAGCGATTTGTTGCGTTCGTACCCCCTGGCTATCGGCAGTTACATGCTCGCCAACAACAGCCGCAACCAGGTGGACACGCTCTACCGTGATTTCCGCATGACTGCCCGCCAGATGGAGCAGCAGTTCGGCAAAGACAAGATGAGCCTCACGGCGCGGAACCTGCTGAGCAGCAAGCCAGACGCCTGGGTTGATATCTGCCACGGCATCGAACCCAACGACACCCGCGAGAAGGGCCGCAAGGACAACACCAACATGCCGTTCCGGTCGGTGTACTGGGAGAAGAGCGGCGACAAGGATTCGATGCTGCGTGAATCCGGGTTCAAGGTGTTCCCGGTCATGGCGCCGCGCTGGGACGTGCTAGGCGAGGATGTGTATGGCTCAGGCCCCGGCTCTACGTGTATCGGCACCACCAAGGCCATCCAGCTGATGGAGCGCCGTAAGGCCGAACTGCTGGAGAAGGGCGTGCGCCCGCCAATGGGAGCGCCGGCCAGCCTCAAGAATCAACGCGCCTCGATCCTGCCGGGCAGCATCACCTACCTGAACGATATGCAGGTTGGGGCCAAGTTCGCCCCGCTGTATGAGGTTCAGCCTGCATGGCTCGGCCAATTGCGTGGTGAGATTGCCGCTGACAGCTCGATCATCGACACCGCGTTCTTCGTCGATCTGTTCCTGATGATCAGCCAAATGGACAGCGTGCGCACCGCGTACGAGATTGCCACCCGCAAGGAAGAAAAGTTGCTGATGCTCGGCCCAGTGCTGGAGCGCCAGACCGATGACCTGTTAGACCCGCTGGTTGATATGTACTTCAACCAGATGCTGGAGCAATCGATTCCGCGCTGGACTGGCATGTTGCCGGGTGCGCCACTGTTGCCGCCGCCACCGAAAGAACTGGCGAACATGGATCTGCGCATCGAGTTCACCAGCATCCTGGCTCAGGCACAGAAGGCCATTGGCGTATCCAGCATCGAGCGCGCTATTGGTTTCGCCGGCACCGTGGCCACCGTCACCCAAAGCACTGAAGCGCTGGACCTGCTCGACTCCGACGAAGCAATGCGCCAGTACTTCGAACTGATCGGCGTGCCCCCAACGCTGGTACGGGCTGATGACATGGTTGCTCAGATCCGCGAGCAGCGTGCCCAGGCGCAACAAAACCAGCAGATGCAGCAGGAGCTGGGAAGCGTCATCCAGGGCGCCCAGGCGCTTAGCCAGACCGACACGGGAGGGGATAACGCCCTAACCGCGCTTGTAGGGGCGATGTGATGACCGAACGACAGGAGCCCACCGAGCAGGAATTGCAGGACGTCGCCGACTTCAAGTGGCTGATGGGCGACAGCCGAGGGCGCCGCTTCATGTGGCGAACCCTGGGCCATTGCAGGATTTTCCAGGGCTCAATAGGCCCCACCGACGCAATCACGAACTTCAACGAAGGCCAACGCAATGTTGGCCTTCTTCTTTTGAGCCAGGTCAACGACCTGACCCCATCGCTGTACGCGGTCATGGCTGCCGAGAACGCGCCAAAGCCGATTGCTGAACAACCCCAGGAGACAGATGAATGAGCCCTTTGATGATGAAGCTGCTTGGCCGCGTGTACATGAGCGAGGCGGAAGCAAGCACTACTGGTGGTGGTGAGACTGCTGCGGCGTCCACCACCGAGACAGCCGCCGAGGCGGCAACGACCACCACCACTCTGACGCCTGCCGCAGCTACAGCAGCAACCGAGACAGCCGCAACCGAAGCCGAAACCAAAACCCCTGAGCAGATCCAGCAAGACGCCGATGCAGCCGCGAAGCTCAAGGCCGAAACCAGCGCGCCCGAAGTCTACGAGGACTTCACCCTGCCAGAAGGCATGGAGATGGATGTGGAAATCCTGGGCGAGTTCAAGAACCTGGCCAAGGAACTGAACATCCCTCAGGTCAAGGCCCAGCAACTCATCGACTTCCAATCGCAACTGGCGAGCAAGCAGGCCGAGGCATACCAAACCGCCGTCACCAAGCAGGCCCAGGACTGGGCCGCTGAAATAAAGAACGACCCTGAAATTGGCGGTGAGAACTACGACAAGAGCGTAGCCAGCGCTATCAAGGTCATTCAGTCCTTCGGTGACCCGGCATTGACCGAGTTGCTGAATACCTCCGGGCTGGGCAACCACCCGGCGCTGTTCAAGTTCTGCCACCGCATCAGCGCGGCTATCTCGGAGGACAAGTTCGTCTTGCCGGGTAGTCAGACCAATGCACCCAAAGAAATGACCATTGTTGACGCCTTCAGCTAAGGCATTCATAAACCGTAGGAGATACACAGATGGGCATCCTTACCTCCACCATGCCGACCCTGATCGATAAGTTCAGCAGGGAAGACAGCACCAAAAAGGTCATGAAGATCGTTGAGCTGATGGCTAAGCGTAACGACATTCTTCAAGACGCCGAGTACCAGGAGTGCAACGACGGCTCCAAGCACAAGACCACCATGCGTTCCGGTATCCCCGAGCCAACTTGGCGCATGTTCAACCAAGGCATTCAGCCAAGCAAATCAACCACCGTGCCCGTGTTGGATACCACCGGCATGATGGAAGACTACGGCCTAGTCGATAAGGCGCTGGCTGACCTGAGCGGTAACGCCGATGCTTTCCGCACCTCCGAAAACATGGCCAAGTTGCAGGGCTTCAACAACAAAGCCGCCCGTTACATGATCTACGGCAACACTCAGGCAGAGCCTCAGGCGTTCTTGGGCCTGGCGCCGCGCTACAACGATAAGTCGGCAGAGTCGGGCGCCAACATCGTCGATGCGGGCGGCACCGGCTCCACCAACACCTCCATCTGGTTTGTGACCTGGGGCGAGATGTCTACCCACCTGCTGTATCCGAAAGGCAGCGTGGCGGGCTTTCAGCACAAGTTCCTGGGCCAGCAAACCGCCCGTGCTGAAAACGGCGGCGACTTCGAGGCGTACCGCGATCACTTCAAGTGGGATATCGGTATGTCCGTCCGTGACTGGCGCGCAAACAGCCGTATCGCGAACATCGATGTCACCCAGTTGACCCGTGATGGTGCGACTGGCGCGAACATCATTGACCTGATGATTGATGCTCTGTACCGCATCGACAACCCGGAGCAGGGCGAGGGCCGGACCATCATCTATGCCAACCGCACGATCCAGTCGTGGTTGCACAAACAGGCGATGAACTCCAAAAACGTCAACCTCACCCTGGGCGAGTACGGCGGCAAGAAGATCCCCGAGTTCCTGGGCATCCCAATCAAGCGTATCGACGCCATCCTCAACACCGAAGCCCGCGTAGTCTAACGACTGCGTGGCTTTCCCCTATTCAGGAGAGACCATCATGCTTTTCGACGCAAAGCTGCTCATGTCGAACGCCCAGGCAATCACTGCCTCCGCAGCTTCGACCGACGTCATCGACCGTGGCGACAACAAGGACGTAGGTCGCGCCGGTGACATTCCCCTGGTCATTCAGGTTGTTGAAGCGTTCAACACCCTGACCAGCCTCACTATCGAGCTACAGACCGATGACAACTCGGCGTTTTCCTCGGCTCGCTCACTGTATTCGGTGGTGGTCCCCCTGGCCGACCTGAAACTGGGTTACCAGACCCCCGTCATCACCCTGCCGCAGAAAACTGAACGCTTCCTGCGCCTCAATTACACCGTGACTGGCACCGCCCCAACACTGGGCAAGGTAACCGCCGGCATCGTTGCTGGAGTGCAGACCAATGCCTAAGCGCTATGAAGTACTTGAGCGGTCGTTTATCAACGGCCGACTCTATGAGCCCAAAGAAACTGTCGTGCTGGAGATTGATAGCCCGGGCAGCAATCTCAAGGAGTTTGGGGCTGCGAAGGCGCCAACCATCCAGAAGGACGCTGATGGCTTGGGCCTTGGCTACGTTGCTGCGCGTGGTGCTGCGGGCAAGTACGTGATCAAAGACGACAAGGACCAGCGTGTCGGTGAGTTCATCGGCAGCAAGGCGGAAGCGGAAGTGGAAGCCGACCGGCTGAATGCTGGTGGCGAAGTTGTTGTGCCAACCATCCAGAAGGACGCTGGTGGTGATGGCGGCGCGGGCCAAGACAACACCAACGGCAATGGACTGCCAGACGCCTGATCACCAGCAATACACCTTACGGGCCCTTCTGGGCCCTTTTCTTTTTCTGAGGTTCCCGAATGTCCAGCGACGTAGAGATTTGCAACATCGCGCTGTCGCGTGTTGAACACACGCAGCCCATCGTTTCGTTCACGGAAAAGAGCAAGGCGGCCGAACTATGCCGTGTGTTCTATGCCCCGCTGCGTGAGCTGGTGTTGCAGGCGTTTCCCTGGCCATTCGCGGAATCTGTAGTTGCACTGGCAAGCCTGGGCAACCCTGCTCCTGGCTGGGCCTACCGTTATCGGTACCCGGCCGACTGCCTGCAAGTGCGTGACATCGTACAGCCAGGGTTTCGCCGCTCGCTCACCAGCGATATGCAGATCCCCTACAGAATTGGTTACGACGCAGGCGGCCGGGTGATTCACACCGATCAGCCAGAGGCTGCGTGCCGCTTCACCTTCAAGGTCGAGGACTCCACGTTCTTCGACCCTCAATTTGCCGACGCGCTGGCCTGGCGCCTGGCGATGGACCTGGCTTTGCCGCTCAGTTCCAAGCCTGACCTACAGCAGTTCGCGGCCCAGCAATACCAAATAGCGCTGACCATCGCTGAGGGCTCTGCTTTTGAGGAATCCCAGGACGATCCCGAGCCTGAATCTGAATTCATTACGGTGCGATCATGAGCGGAATACTCCAGCCGACCTTCGCGGCGGGCGAGCTTTCGCCATCTGCCAGCGCCCGTACCGATATCGCCCGCTACTACACGGGCCTCAAGCTGTGCCGTAACTTCATGGTCATGCCATACGGCGGCGTGCGTAACCGTGCTGGCACGCGCCTGGTGGCCGAGGTCAAGGATTCGACCAAGCTTTGCCGGCTGGTCCCGTTCCAGTTCAACGACGTGCAGACCTACATTCTCGTGTTTGGCGACTTGAACATGCGGGTTATCAAGGACGGTGGCCAGGTGCTGTACAGCGCCGGCCCCAACATCGGTACGCCATTCGAACTGGCCATGCCGTACACGCAATATGACCTTGCATCCCTGAATTACACCCAGTCCGCCGACGTGATGACGTTCGCGCAGCCAGGGTACAAGCCACGTGAATTAAACCGTCTGGCACACGACAACTGGACCACCGCCGAAATCAACCTGGCCCCGCGCATTGCCGCGCCAACGTCTGTAACCGCAACAAGCAATGGCGGCACAGGCACCCCACAGACCTGGCGTTACCAAGTCACCGCTGTGCTGGATGACGGCAACACCTTGGATGAGTCCCTGCCAACTACCTCAAACCCAGTCACGACCCACACAGACATTGCGTCGGCAGCCATCACCTGGCCCGCTGTCACCGGTGCAACGTACTACATCATCTACAAGGACAACGCTGGCGCCGGGATCTATGGGTTCATCGGGCGCGCCACCGGCACCACCTTCACGGACCAGAACATCACGGCCGTCAAGACCGACACGCCACCGAACGGCAATGACCCCTTTGTCGGCGCGGGTAACTTCCCAGGCGCCGTGGTGTATTACCAGCAGCGCCTGATATTCGCCGGCAGCAATTTGCAGCCACAGACCGTGTGGACGAGCAAGACCGGCCTGTTCAAGAACTTCGGCTACTCGGTGCCCAACAAGGACGATGACGCTATTACCTTCACTTTGAGCAGTAACAAGGTGAACCGGGTTCGCCATCTGCTGGGGCTGCGCAAGCTGCTGGCGCTCACCACGGGCGCAGAGTTCACTATTTCGGGCGGTGACACAGGTTTGTCGGCAAAGACCGTGCAGGCCGTTCCAGAGGGCTACGACGGCACAGCTATCGTGCCGCCCGTGGTGGTGGGCAATAGCGCGGTGTACGTCCAGGCACGGGGTAACCGGGTGTCATCGTTCGGTTACTCCCTGAATGCTGACGGGTTTGCCGCTGACGATCTGACGCTGTTCAGCGCGCACCTGTTCAAGGGCAAGGAACTGACCAACGTTGCTTACCAGAAGGTGCCCGACTCGATTGTCTGGTATGTGCGTGATGACGGTGTGCTGCTGGGCCTGACCTACGTTCCCGAACAGCAGTTGGTGGGCTGGCACTGGCACGACACTGACGGCTTCGTCGAGTCCATCGCCTGCATCCCCGAAGGCCAGGAAGATGTGTTGTACATGGTGGTGCGCCGCAACATCAACGGCGTGCAGAAGCGTTACATAGAACGCATGGAAAGCCGGCAGATAACCAGCATCGAGGACGCTTTCTTTGTTGACTGCGGCCTGACCTATGACGGGCGCAACACCGACGCCGCCAAGACCTTCACCCTATCCGGCGGCACAACCTGGCAGTTTCCCGAGGTCGTTACCATGACGGCGGTCGGTCATGCCCCGTTCACTGTCGGGAGCATCGGCGCCGATTACTCATTGAAGCGCCAGGTGACCGACGAAAATGGCGACCCGGCTACGGAAATTGTGCGCGTTGAAGTGGTCGGTTACACCAGCACCAGCGTAGTTACGGTCAAGCTGTTGATCATCTGCCCGGTATCGCTGCGCGGTGTGGCCGTATCTGCCTGGGCCCGCCAGGTCAAAACTCTGTCCGGCCTGGGCCACCTGGAAGGTAAGACCGTTTCAATCCTGGCCGACGGCAGCGTACACCCCCAACGCGTGGTTACTGGTGGTTCCGTTGCATTGCAGGAAGCCGCAGGCATCGCCCACGTAGGGCTGCAATACATCTCCGACATGGAAACCCTCGACCTTGAGTTGAAAAACGCCAACGAGACGGTGCTCGATAAGAAAATCTCTGTCACTGGCCTGACCGTTCGTGTCGAGGAATCGCGGGGCATCTTTGCGGGCAAAGACAAAAAGAACCTGTACGAACACAAGACCGACCGGGACGACTACGAGTCGCCTATCGAGTTACTTACAGGACAGGCTGACATCCCGATATCAAACGACTGGCAGGGCAAAGGGCGCGTGTTTATTCGACAGTCCGACCCACTGCCGCTGACCGTGTTGGCGGTGATTCCGGAGGTGACCATTGGCGGTCGCTGACGTTTTGCCCATCGAGCCAGAGGATATCCCGGTAATCCTGCGCGACGTGCGCCAGGCCGATATCGACGAGATTGTAGAAGGGCTCGGCGTATCCCTGGAGCGTGAGCTGCTGTCCGGCATCAACGACAGCCTCAACGCCCGCAAGATCGTGGTTAACGGCCACATCGTCGCCGTGTTTGGGGATGCGGTGCACAGCCTTCTTGGATCGGTCGGCGTGCCCTGGCTGATCAGCACCACCCACGTCGAGCGCCACGCCCGCGCCTTTCTCAAGGTCTGCAAGCCCGAGGTGCAAGGGATGCTGACCCGGCACCGCCACCTCATCAACTACGTCGACGCCCGCAACACCTCGGCCATTCGCTGGCTGAAATGGCTTGGCTTCGACTTCGGCGAGGCCGTCCCGTATGGGCCCAAGCGCCTGCCGTTCTATCCCTTCACCCTGAACCGAGAGGAATAACCATGTGCTGGATGGCATTGATACCCGTCGCCATTGGCTTGGCCGGCAGCATGATGCAGGCCCAGGGCCAGAAGCAAAACGCCCAGTTCCAGTCTGGAATGATGGAACAGAACGCCGCGTTCAAGCGACAAACCGCTGACGAAACGATCAACGCCGGCAACACTTCGGCGGATTGGCAGCGCGTGCGCGCCGGCCAGGCAGTCGGCACACAGCGCAGCGTGCAGGCCGCCAACGGGATCGACGTGAACAGCGGCAGTTCGGCCCAGCTGCAGGACGACACCGCCATGCTCGGCGAGCTGGACGCGCTGACGATCCAGAACAACGCCGCCCGCGAAGCATACGGCTATCGCGTGCAGGCCAAGCAAGACTTGCTCAATGCCAACCAGACCGTGCAGAACGGCAAGACCGCCGCCATGGGCTCAATCCTCGGCGGCATCGGCGGTGCATTCGGTTCGTTCGCGGGGGCTCGCTAATGCCACGGGTACCGACATACGACACGGCGCAGGTCCAGCAGCAGCCAACCCGGCCCATTCAATTGCAGGGCGTGGCGCCTGATACCACCTCGATTGCCCAGGGCTTGCAGAGCTTTCAGCGTGGCGCGGAAATCTTGGCCAACAAGTCCAGGGAGCAGGCCGATACCGCCTCGATCATGGATGCTGATCGCAAGCTGACCGAGTGGCAGCAGAACACCATGTTCAACCCGGAAGGCGGCGTATACACGCGCAAGGGCGGGGCTGCGCTTGATATCACCAACCAAACGCTGGGCCAGTTCGAAGAGGCCCAGGCCAAGATCGCCGAAACCCTGACCAGCGAGCAGCAGAAAGCGCGCTATGCGCAGATTGTCGCCAGCCGCCGTAACTCACTGTCCAACGAACTGAACAAATACGAGTTCGCCCAACGGGAACAGCATTACGACGACACGGCCGAAGGGCAGCGCCGGAGTGCTATCCAGGGCGCCGCCCTGTACGCCAACGACCCGCAACAGCTCGCCTACTACCAAGCCAAGATGAATGTAGTTGAAGGGTCTGAGGCGCAGCGCAAGGGCCTTCCACCCGAGCTTGCCGAACAGAAACGCCTGGAGGCGAATACCCGACTTAATGCAGCAGTGATTGAACAACTGGCTGCGCGTGACCCGATGAAGGCAAAGCAGTACTTCATGGATAACGCTGTCAGCATGACCGCCGACGCTCAACTCAAGGCAGCCTCGATGCTCAAGCCGCTTATTGATCGACAGGTTGGCGTCAACGTGGGCAGCCAGGCCGTGCAGGATGTCAGCAGCCAGGACAACAGGGTGTTCGCCTCAATCCTGCAGGCTGAAAGCGGCGGTAAGCAGTTCGACCGCAACGGCCAGCCGATGACGTCCAGCCGTGGCGCCATTGGTACCGCTCAGATCATGCCCAGCACTGGGCCAGAAGCGGCAAAGCTTGCCGGTGTTGAATGGGATGAAAACCGCTTTCGCAATGATCCGGACTACAACCGTCAGCTCGGCCAGGCCTATTTCCAGAAGCTGACCAACGATTTCAAGTCACCAGCGCTGGCCGTGGCTGCCTACAACGCTGGCCCAGGCATGGTTAACGATTGGATCAACGGCACCAACACCACCGGCAAGAACGCAAGCAAGCTCAAGCTGGGTGACCCGCGCACCGGTGAAATAAGCCAGGCCGAGTTCCTGGACAGGATCCCGTTCAAAGAAACCCGCGAATACACTGAAAAGGTGCTGGGCAAGGCATTGCAGACTCACGAACCAAGCTTTGGCCAGGTAGCACAGGCCATTGATGCGCGTGACGATCTGACCGCCGACCAGAAATCAATCGCTCTGAAAGCCGCAAAGCAGCGCATCGACTGGCAAGCCGAACAGCGTAAGCAACAGGACGCGCAAAACCTGGAATCTGCATGGGATGTGGTTTTGCAGGGCAATAGCTGGGACACGATCCCCGCCGCCACCTGGGCCGCGCTGCCCGCCGAAGGCCGCAAGCAGATCATGGATTACAAGCCAGGCCGCCCAACAGACCAAGAGGTCTATTACCGGGCCCGCGATGAGATTGTCAGCGGCAACGAGCTGAATCTATTGGGGATGCGCGCCAAGCTTTCTGATTCCGACTTCCAGGAATTGACGAAACTCCAGCAGGATCGGCGCGAGAAAGGTGCCGAGGTCACATCGTCCATTGGCAGCAATGACGATATTTTCAAGGAAGCCCTGCGCAATGCCGGTATTGACCCCAATGCAAAGGCCGGGAAGTCAGACGCCAAGTCTGTGGCCGCTGCCCGCCGGTACGTCGACACGCAGATCCGCGCCCTGGAACAGGACCAGGGCAAGAAGGCCACCCCCGACCAGGTGCAGAAGGTCGTAGACCGGGCATTCATCCAGGGTGATGTGCCTGGCTCCGGCTTCATGGGGATGTTCTCGTCCAAGAAGCGAGCCTTCGAACGTGAGCCCGGCGATCAGGTGATTGTCCGGGACATCAAGCAAATTCCAGCAGACGAACACCAGCAGATCGTCGAAGCGCTCAAGCGCCATGGCCGCGTGCCCAATGACGCCGACATCTTGAAACTGTTCAATGAGGCCAATCAATGAATCGCTACGACGAAATTCTCACCAGCACCGGTGAGCAGGCCGCCGCCGAGCCCAACAAATACGACGCAGTGATTCAGCGCCAGCGCGACCTGCCGAACCCGCGCAACACCTTGAGCTATGTCGCTGACACCAACCCCGACGAGCAGGCGAACATCCAGCGCCTGGCAGAACTGACCGGGCTGGCGCCGGAAATGGTCTCGCGCAACCGCCCGGAGATTGAGTGCAAGGCAAAGCTCGACGCCGTGGACTACGACGCGCTATTGAGCCGTGCGCCGGTCACCAACCAGTTTTTGACTGACCCGAATAACGCAGGCGTGGCCCATGACGATATCGACGGTCTGTCGAACGTTGAGGGGGCTTTCGACAGCTTCGTCAAAGAGTCGGGTCAGCAGCACTCCACCGGCACCTTGGATGCGCTTTCCCGTGGGGTTGGGCAGCTCGGATTGATCGGCGAGGCCGGCGCTAACCTGCTTGACCGGTCTCTTTCCTCGGTCGGCGGGTTCTTCGTCAACATGCTGGCCCCGCAAAGCGCGCTTGATCGCAACGGTACGGATGAGCCGAACTACACCGGACAGACTGACAACAACGTCGTCAGCGCTGTTGAGGGCTACATGGCTATGCCTCGGGACCAGCGCATTGCCTTCGCTGGCCAGGTGTTTGATCAGGCGCGCTCTGGTGGTGCTGGCTTTGGTAGTGCGGCGGCGGACACCGGCATGTACGCACTGCGCAACCCAGGGCTCATTGGTAGCGCGCTGACTGAGGCATTGCCAAGCCTGGTGGCCGGCGGTGGGTTAGGTGGGCTTGCGGCGCAACCGGTAAAGAACTTTGCTGTCAGCCGGTTGGCCAGCACCTTCGCCCAGCGCGCCGCAGAGAAAGCCATTGTGGTGGGTGGCGTGAACTTCGGCGCCGGCGTTGCTGGTGGTGCGGGTGAAAACCTGGCCGAAGGCTTCAAGAAAACCGGCGATATCGACCAGTCCTACGCATACAGCCTCAAGCGCACGTTGGCCGAAGCCTCTGTAAACGCCCTGGGCGGGATGCTACCCATTCCATTTGCTGGGCGCGGCATTGGCGGAAAGCTGGGAAACGTCGCCGCCGAAGGTTCGGCACAGGCCGTAGGTGGTGCAGGTGGTGCAGCAGCGGGCGCTGCCGCCGTGGGCGAAGAGGCGAGCGGGGGAGAGATGTTCTTGAATGCCGCCCTGGGCCTGGCCACCGCACCGGTTGACGTGGCGATTGCCGGCGCCAGCTCTGGCCGGCGGTACTGGCAGATCGAACAAGATCTGGCCGCAGTCCAGCGCCTGGGCGATATGGCGAAAAGCTCCAAGATGTTCCAGCGCTCGCCACAGCGCGCCGAGGCTTTGATTGCGCGCTTGAAGGAGCAGGCCGGCGGGAACGTGGAAAACATCCTGGTCCCGGCTGAACAGTTCCAGCGTTACTTTCAGGAAAACAACCTTGACCCTGAGCAGTTCGCCACGGCGGCCACCGGTAACTCTGGGGCCCTGGGTGAGGCCCTGACCCTGGGCGGCGATATCTCTATCCCGCTGGAAAAGTGGGCCTCCGTTATCGCGAAGGATGGTCACCACCGGGGGCTGGAGCAAGAAATGCGCGCCACCCCGGACGCAATGACTCTGCGCGAGCTGGCCGAATTCCAGCAGCGTGTTCCGGAAGAGCTGGACCGCCTGCGCGACCGCGTTGAACAGGACACTGCTGCAGCTTCAGACCGACGCGTATTTGAGGACGTGCGCGGGCAGTTGCTGGGCATTGGTCGGGAAGCGCAGACCGCCGACCGTGAGGCATCTTTGTATCAATCGGCGTTCCGGTCCCTGGGCGAGCGTTCCGGCATTGATCCCTACGACCTATTCAATCATTACCAGTTGCGTGTGGGCCGGGACATTCCTGAGGTTCTACGCAGTCCGGCAAGCGCTGATCAGTTGGATTTGATGCTGGACCGGCTGCGAACTGGGGATATCCCGGACGACGCCACAGTCAACGGCCCGTCGCTGATCGACTTCATCCGTGAGCGCGGCGGCATCGATGACGAAGGTGGCGAGCTGGCCGCCCGTGATGCTGATGTGGGGCGCCGTGGGTTTAACCGCATTGCCAGGAAGGGCGGGCGCAGCCTCGACGATATGGCGACCCAGGCCGCCGAGGCCGGCTACTTTGGCAATGTCCCCACCGCCACTCCCGATATGTTGCTGGCATCGCTCGACAAGGAATTGCGCGGCCAGCGCCAGTCAGCGCCCGGTAACGTCAATCAGGAACAGTTAAACACCCGGGCAACCCTGGATGACCTGCAGCGCGCTATAGATCAATCTGGCCTCGACCTGAATGCACTGGATAACGCGGCTGTGCGCAAGGCATTGCTGGGTGATGATGCCGTTCGGTTTGATCAGGCCGAAGACGGTGCCCGTGGGTTTATCCAGTTCGGCGCCGACCGAAAGTTCAATATCAAGCTGACCGACAAGGCCAACCTGTCCACATTCCTGCATGAAACTGGGCACTTTTACCTGGAAGTGATGGGCGATCTGGCAGCACGCGCCGATGTGCCGGACCAGGTAAAGCAGGATTATCAGACGGTCCTTGATTGGTTTGGTGTGAAGGATCGATCCGGCGTTAAGGTCGATCAGCACGAACAGTTTGCCCGTGGCTTTGAGGCATATCTGCGCGAAGGCAAGGCGCCCAGCGCTGCATTGCAGTCGGCCTTTTCCCGATTTAAGGCCTGGTTAACCCAAATCTACCGGGATGCGAGCCGCCTTAACGTTCAGCTCAATGACGACGTGCGCCGGGTGTTCGACCGACTGCTGGCCACCGATGACGAAATCGCCGTAGCCCAGGCCCCGTACCGCAGCCTGTTCACTGACGCGCAAACGGCCGGCATGTCGCCCGCCGAGTTCGACGCCTACCGCTCCACCGCCGACAAGGCTGGCCAGGCCGCCGAGGAACGACTTACTGCCGAAGCCCTGCATGAGCTGACCCGCGAGCAGCAGAAGTGGTGGAAGGAAGCCCGCGGCGTTATGCAGGAAGCGGTGACCAAAGAAGTCGATGCACAGCCGGTGTACCGCGTTCAGGATCTGTTGCGCAAAGGGTTGCAAACCGATGGCACCGTGGGCGAGCCGGTCAAGCTGTCCCGTGGCCCGCTGATGGAGCGTTACGGTAAGCCGGTTGTGTCCCGCCTGCGCGGCATGACCAGCGAAGATGGGATTCATCCCGATATCGTCGCCGAGCAGTTCGGTTACGGCTCGGGCGATGAAATGGTTCAGGCCCTGGTGGGCGCTCGTGGCCGCAAAGAACTGATCCAGGCCGAAACCGAAGCCAGGATGCGCGCCGAGTATGGCGACATGCTTAACGATGGCTCGCTGGCTGACCGCGCCGTTGATGCGGTGCACAACGATGACCGGGCCCAGGTGGTCCGGGAAGAGCTGCGCGCCATTGACCGCCTGCGCCGCCAGGTGGAGAAAGTCCAGCGGGCACAGGATGGCAATTCCCGCGCCTTGCGCGAAGACGCCTACAGCGCAATCCCATCTTTGAAAGATATCCGTGCTGTGTCCAAGCAGGTGATCGCTGACAAGGTGGTGCGCGATATTCAGCCACATCTGTACTTGAACGCTGAACGCAAGGCCAACCGTGACGCCTTCAACTTCGCCACCAAAAACCGCTGGCAGGAAGCCGCCGAGGCCAAGCAGCGCGAGCTGTTGAACCACTACCTGTACCGGGAAGCAACCGCCGCCCGCAAGGAAGAGGAAAAGATTTACACCTTCATGCGCCGCTTCGAAAAACCTTCGACGCGTGAACGCATCGGTAAGGCCGGCGCCAGCTATCTGGAGCAGATCGAGGGCCTGCTTGATCAGTATGAGTTCCGCAAGGTCAGCGGTCCGCAGGTAGAGCGCCGTCGTAGCTTGGCCCAGTTCGTCAGCGAGCAGGAAGCCGCCGGCAACGTCGTGACCGTTCCCCAGCACCTGATTGAACAGAGCGCCCGGGTCAACTACCGAGACCTGACCTTTGAAGAGCTGAACGGCGTGCGTGATGCCGTGGTGAACATCGAGCACCTGGCCAAGCTGAAAAACAAACTGCTGAACAGCAAGTACAAGCGCGACTACGAGCAGGCCCGCAGTGAGTTGATCGCCTCCCTCAATGTCAACGTTCCTGTCGATGCGCGCAAGGTCGCCACCTCCGAAAGTAGCGAAACCACCGCCGACAAGGCTTTTGGTGAACTGGCTGGGCTCGATGCTTCGCTGACCCGTATGGAAAACGTGATCAACCGTCTGGACGGCAAGAATACCAGCGGCCCCTGGCATGAACTGGTATGGAATCCGCTGGCAGAAGCCCAGGCCAACGAGCGCACACTGTTCAAGAACGGCATTCGATCCATTGTTGAGCGCTTCGCCGGCATGGATTCCAAGCGCCTGGCCGACCGCTTCTATATAGCTAGCGCTGGGAAGTCGTTCAACCGCCGTGAAATCCTGATGCACGCGCTCAACACCGGCAACGAGTCGAACCGTACCAAGCTACTCAAGGGCAACAAGCTGAATGACGTGGACCTGGCCGACATGCTCGGGCGCCTGGACAAACAGGACTGGGACCTGGTGCAGTCGGTGTGGGATTCGTTCGACAATCTCTGGCCGGATATCGCGGCGATGTACAAACGCCTTTCTGGTGTAGCGCCACCGCGTATCGAACCAAAGCCAGTCAGTACCGCGTTTGGCGAATACCGTGGCGGCTACTTCCCGATCATGTACGACCGCAAGCGGGCAGGTGCGCCGCCGGCGGCAGTGGGTGGCGAGTTGTTCAACGAGGGTTTCGAGGGGGCGCTGCCGTCCAACGGGTTCACCAATCAGCGTAATGACAACGCCAGCGGCCCGCTGTTGTTGGACTTGAGCGCCATTCCACAACGCCTGGCCCAGCACGTTCACGACCTGACGCACCGCGAGGCATTGCAGGACGCCCACCGGTTGACCAAAGACCCGCAGATAAGGGCGGTGCTGATCGACAAGCTGGGGCCGCGTGGCGCGGATTCGTTCCTGCCGTGGTTGAAGGCGATAGCCAATGACCGCAATCCACCAGAAACCGGCAACTTCAACCGGTTCCTCGACGCGGCCAGAACGAATACATCCATTGTGGGCCTGGGCCTTTCAAGTACGACACTACTGGCTCAAGTAGGTGGTTTGATTCCGGGGCTGCTGTACGTGAAGCCCCAGCTGCTTGCAAAAAGCCTGCTCGATGGCATCCGTTCCCCTGTTGAAACGTACCGGATGATCACCGACGCATCCCCGGCAATGCGCCTGCGCTGGGATACCGAGGACGGCCGACTGGCTTCCAGCATGGCCGACCTGATCGGCAAGAACGCCTTTTTCCGCAAGCGTGACGACCTGGTGCGGTTCTCGTTCAACCTGCTGGGTTACCTAGACCGTGGAATTTCCGGCGCGATCTGGATGGCCAGCTACCGCGAAGGACTGGCGGCTGGCAAAGATGCAGCGGCGGCGGCGCTCGATGGCGACAAGGCTGTGCGCCTATCGCAGGGCGGTACTGGGGCAATGGATATCGCGGCCATCCAGCGCAAGGACCAGGGCGCCGCCATGCGCCTGCTGACGATGTTCTACACGCCGTTCAGCGCCTACTACAACCAGAACCGAGACCTGGCCTTTGAGGCCAAGCAGGGTTCGCGCACGGTGGCCAGCGCGGCCGCTGCCATGCTGGCCGTGGCGTTCTTCCAGGGCGTGGTGGGCGATCTACTCACAGGCAAGGGCCCCGACGAAGACGAGAACACCGCAGCCTGGATGGCAAAAAGCACGCTCGGGTTTGGTGTGTCCGGCTTCCCCGTGATCCGTGACACCCTCGGGGCTGCGCTCAGTGGTCACGCTGGCTCCCTGTCTCCAGCCTGGCAGGCGATCAACGCCGGCCGCCAGGCTGCCGGGGCTGTTACCGGCCTGGCAACTGGTGACAAGGAAGCGGGGGCCGCCGCTAAGTCGATTGTGACCGCCGGCGGTTACCTGCTGGGCGTACCTACCAAACCCTTAACCCGCCAGGGCTCATATCTCTACAACGTCGCCGTGGGCGAGGAAACGCCAGAAGACGCGGCCGATTTCATCAAAGCCCTGTTGCACGGCGCCCCGAAGAAATAACAACGCAACACCCCATCGAATCCCGCCATTGAGCGGGATTTTTTTTGCCCCCAGGAAAGGAGTCACAACCGTGACCGTCAGCACAATCGGCAGCATTGCAGAGTTCGATACCAACGGGGTAACCACCAACTACCCGTTCTATTTCAAGTTCCTGGCCAACGAGGACCTGATTGTTACCTATATAGATCCGGCCGGGACTAGCACAGTTCTGACACTGGGCACGCATTACACCGTAAATGGTGCGGGTAATGATCTGGGCGGTAGCATCGTCACCACCACCGCCCTGGCAGGACCTGGCCAACTGGTGGTCGCCAGGGAGATGGAAGCCTTCCAGCAGACAAGCCTGCGCAACCAAGGCAAGTTCCTGGCTGAAACGCATGAGGATGTGTTTGACCGGCTGACGATGCTTATTCAGCAGGGCTTTTCTCTGTTTTCTCGGGCATTGAAGCGGCCGTACGGAAGAGATTACTTTTTTGCTGAGAATCGCCGAATCAAAAACGTCCTCGATCCTATTGATCCTCAGGACGCGGCGACTTCAATTTGGGTCAGCCGGTTTGTCGCTGGGGTGGTGGGAGCTATCACTGGACCAATTAACAATGCGCTAAACATTTTCTACCGCGCGCCCAATGGCACGTCGCGCGTAGTGCAGGATATTGCGGTCGCTGACGGCACAACTCTAGTGGGGCGAGGCTCTGGCACCCTGGAAGACTTCCTGCTGACCCTAGCGCTCAAGTCTGAACTGGAATCAACATTTGAAGTGGGTCGTGCAGACTTGCCCCTTGATCGGGTGCTTGATTCCACCGATTACAACTCGTTGAATTTCTGTGCGGCTGCTGCCGGGAAGATCCGAAGCATTCCGTTGGAAGCAAGCGTGTCCTGGAAGGCTAATACTGAGGTTGGCTTCTTCAATGATAGTGATGCTGTGTTGCGTATTGCGCCAATAGCCGGTGTATCGATCATCACGCCAGTTGGGAAAGTGGCGAAGGTCACAGCTCGTGGCCGGGCTAATATCCGTCGCATCACGGCAAATCGTTGGCATATCACAGGCGACCTTGACAGTGGAAAGCAGTACGGAGCGAATTTTGCATTTGGTGACTCTATTACTTTCGGCATTGGCTCGACGCCGGTTGGTGGCATTTATGTAAACGGCTACGTGCGTAACCTTGCGACGTATCAAGGACGCATAGTTACTATCAGTGCGGTTGCCGCCTCTATGGTCTATGACCAGGCAGCGGTGATGTTCGCATTCACCATAGATTCAACTTTCACCACCTCATTGATGATTGGCACCAACGACAACCGTGTCTACCTAGATGATGCGTATCGCAAAGACTGCTTTGCGACAGGTCACTTAGCCTGCCTATCGTGGCTGGCCGTGCCTGATACATTGAAGGTGTTCCCAAACAATGCGGCATGCACCTACACCGGATCCTGGGGAACCTCTTCCTATGGGAAGATCTTCACAAGATTCACAACAACCGTTGGAGCAACTGTAACCGTCCCTTTTAGCGGGCCAGTGGTGTATCTCAATATCCTGCGAACGGATGGTAATGTTGCGACTGGAGAAGTCAGGGTTGATGGAGTTTTGCGCTCTACGGTTAACTTTGCCGGCCCTGGCACCGGGACGCTTCTAAGCCCATCGCCAGCCGCCGCCGGCGCTGTCGGACCTTCTGCGTTGCGTATCGGTGGATTGTCTGATGGGCCGCACAGCCTAGAATTGAAGATTATCACCGTCGGTTCTGGAGGCTCTGCGACATTTCTAGGTATCAGCGTCCCGCCGACGTCTGGCGTGTTACCACGCGTAAATGCGATGACGATCATCCGGAGCAGTGATTCGTCTACGGACGCTCGAGTTGCCGCCTATAACGCTCTCATAGCGACCAACGTGGCAATTTTGAAGAGGGATGGACTGGATATAGCTATCTCAAATACAAACGCGGTTATCGAGCCCTCGACAGATCTTGCCGATACGCTGCATCCGAACGACCAAGGGCACAACAAGATTGCTCGCCAGGCGGCTTTGGACTTCTAGCCGCCCGACTGAGCAAGGATGCTCACCATTGATTATCTATAAACTTTTCGTATTCTTCGGCGTTGAAGTCTTTCAAGGCTATCTGCCATTCAGCCTCAACGGCTGGATCTGCATACGTGCCGTTCTCTAGCCTGGTAATGCTGGTGTCGTCGTGCTTACCCTCGAACTTCAAGCGGAAGTCTTCCTCCGCAGTCCTTGACCAATGCTTGATGGTTTCCTTTATTTTTTCGAACATGGCGTGTTGCTCCCTTGATGTGAGGGGCGATTCTATAAGCGACCGCCGGGTGTGTCAGGTTTGGGGGATGGTGTTCGTTGGCAGGACGCCGGGATACAGGGAATTTCTTGGCGAAATCCTGCAGGGAGATTTGCGGGGATTCGTTAATCTCTGTCCAGCATCGTTAGGCGTCGATTGCAGTGGGCGCCCACGTAAAGTATTGCTATGAAAGGATTTTCAGGACTCCCGCCAGCATGGGGTGCTAGGGGTCGAGTGTTCGAATCACTCCGTCCCGACCATATTATTCAATGACTTAGGCCAATGTTCACAGCATTGGCCTTTTTCATGTGCGTAACTTTTGCGTGACGTGTCGTTTTTTCACGCCTGCTTCCTCTTCAAGATTGTCAGTATCGGTCCGCGAGAATCGGTTGCTGATACCATGTTCGCAGCTTCAATCAGATGCCCGAGTTCAACGCCCGAGTAGTGACTGGTGATGCTGCCGTTCTTGTGCCCCAGAAGGGCCTTGCGGTCTTCTTCGGTTACGCCTGCTGGGCCAAGCGTGTGTTTAAGGTCATGGATACTGATGGATGCATACCCAGGGTGAGCGGGGCGAAGGTTTTCCTCCTGCCAGAGTTTCGCCGCTCTCACTCGAGCCTTCTTCCAGGCCGAGTCGTTCATGCGGTGCATCGCGGTGCCGTTGTATGGGAAAACCCATTCCTTGCTGATGCCGCGCTGCTACTCAATGATCGACCTGGCCACTCTGTTCAGCACCTCCAGCCTCTCCTCACCGTTCTTCACGCCCGAGCGCTCATGCCCAGGAAGCGATCAACGAGTTCATGGTGGTTGAATCGCACCACCACCGAGCCCTTTCCTTCGCTTGCCTCAAGCCTGATGCCGCCACCGCCGAACTGTTTCTGGCCCGAAAGCAGAACCCCAATTTTATTGAATACCTCAAGGTTACTCACCGTTTAGGCAGGGGAACGTTTCAACCTGTGTCCGCCGCTTAGACGGCATGACCTTTCTCCAGCTTGGGAATACGCCGTCGACCAGTTCCGTTTTCTCGGTAAGGTGCGATGTTTCTCCGAAAAGCTCAGGATCCTCGGTGGTTTCTACCTGGCTCGATACCAGCGAGAATTTTTCAGCGATCCAAAGCTGGGCGGGGGGGCTCATGATCTGGGCCTCGTCGAGCAGAGCAGGCTGACAATAAGCGCTTCCAAACGCTGCCGAGCAGCACTGATTCACGCGCTGGGTCAATCCAGCCGTCAGGATCGTGCATCGCACCCATGAAGTGCCCGTTGGTTGCCACGATCAGCACACCACCGGAAGGGTGCCGCTCAATGTGGACGGCATTCAGGTAGTAACGGACGTCGCCTTTAGCGGCGCAATGATGGATGGCGGCAAAGTACTTAGGGTTTACCCAGGCAATGAAGGTCATGATAAATCTCCAGTCAGACGCCGCTCTCCGGGTTACCGGATGCAGCGAGTGTGTGTTTAGGCAGATTAAGGTTCGTCTTATATCGTGCTTGATAGCGGCTTGATAGGATGTGCTGATAGGTAGGGGTGGTGAATTTATATAATGTGTATCAATACAATGATATGGGCTTTCTTTATTTCTCTAATATCATTAAGTGGTGTTGCTATAGCTGATATTGAGTTCGACGGGGTAACTCGATTTGTTCTGAATGCGAAGGATAAGCAGAAGTCGATTACAGTTGTTAATACTGGAAATGAAACTGTGCTGGCGCAGATTACTCTCGATCAAGGGAATGGTGAGCAGAATCTCCACGATCTATCAATGGCACTTTCGAGGCACTTACTTAAGCTTGTGGCGGGCGACAGGCAGTCCGTTGAGATTTTTTATCAGGGAACAGGGCTTCCTCAAGATCGCGAGTCCTATTTCCTGTTGAGCGTTACAGATATTCCTCAGATACCTGAGCAAGCCAATCTGCTGCAGGTTGCTTTGCGCCACCGCCTGAAATTTTTATTTCGCCCATTATTGTCCATGAGAGTGGAGGATGCTTTCACCAAACTGTATTGGACGCAGTTGTCCCGTTCGGAAAATGCGGGACTCAAAGCTCACAATGACTCTCCTTATTATCTGACACTCACGGATATCAGTTTATATGGCCAGCAGGGACAAATATGTGGCGGTAAGGTGGCGCACTTTATGGTTGCTCCCTTTTCTACGCTGGATGTAAATGTAATTACCTGTGTAGAGCCGGTAAGCAAAATTACCGGAGTACTTGTCACGGATGACGGGAGCGAGATATTAAAAACTATGTATGTTACCAAGCCACAATCAAGTCAGGGTGCTGAGCAATGAAAGGGATAGTAAATGCAATGGTGATTGTACTGTTTATTTTTAATGTATCTAATGCTAATGCTGGCGTGGAGGAATACAGCTGTGATGCAGGGAGCGGATCTCCTATTCAGAGTCTGGTTGTAAATGCTGTTGTCAATATTCCAAATTCGGCCGCTGCCGGAACTATTGTTTGGAGGGCGCCAGAGAGAGCAATGAATTATAATTGTTGGAGAGGGGCTGAGGCTTTCTCTACATATTATTTTTTTAATCCGAAAAATAAAAATTTTGGTTCTGAAATCGAAGTTGGAGTAACAATTAATGGTGTGGATTATCTGCCATCTTCGACAGAAAAGTATGCACATAGCTTTGCCTCAAAGATGTGTGGTAACGGCCAATCATGTGCGAATTCTTATGCGTCTTACAGAATGTCTATGTTTGTAGTGAAGAAATCTAACTCAGGGAGTACTTCAAAGACAAAAGTTATCGACATTAATAACTACATTCCTTATGAGATTGGGAAGGACAAAAATTCCTCAAATACGTCAGTTCGGATTACAGGCCTTGAGGCTAATCTACTTCCCTGTACATCAACAGTCATTATCATTCCCAACACGATAGACTTTGGTGAGATCAGGAGCACTGGTGCGACCCCGGAGCTTGAAATTCAGCGAGAGAACTTTACCCTTTCAGAGCAACGGGATTGCCAGAGCGCCTCCACCTATGGATTGAATGGTGTTCTGCGCCCGGCTGCGAACGCAAACCTATACGGCAGCATGGGTACCCTGGTTCCTAAAGACAATGACTCGGTAGGCATTAGCATCTTCGATGTTGAAAACAACACACCTGTACGCTTCAACAATGAGTTCGTCGTTATCCCCAAGGTAGGAACAATCAGTAACTCAAAGCAATTCGAGGCTCGTTTGAAGTGGCGTACCAAGGCCCCAAAAGCTGGAAGGTTCAACGCTGGCGCAGTTTTGGACGTGTACTACAAGTAGGCTCGGCGCACTCCTATGAGAGTATTTATACCGCTGTCTGGGTGTGCGTGGCGCTCAGTTGCGCGAGCCTTGTCTATCAGAAGAGCGTCATTCATCTGGACCAGGCCAGCTATGTTCGCCCGCGCTCGACTCAACATGCGCTCGGTTTCAGCCAGTTCATCTACGAGGATTGAGCACTGGTGCTGGTACATCTCAAGTGGGGTAGGGCAGCCGAGCCAATCATCGGTGTCCATGTCAACGTTCATAGCGTGAATCGCAATTACTGTATGTGCGCACAGTAATCGAGGCATGGCAGGTTTGGGGAGTGGTGTTCGTCGGCAGGACGCCTGGAGGGGAATTAATGTAGCAATATCCAGCGCTAAGTTATTGATTCTTATAGAGCTATAAGGGGGTTCTTGGAGCGGCCTAAATAGACATTATTTCTTTATATATCATAAGGTTACGATCGTTCCGTGGTCGCCTTGACATGGTGGTGGGGTAAATTTCGCACCAAATCAGGTTCACATGGCAAAATGGCAAATCATTCTGAGGGAGCTGCGCCATGACCGTCGTGAAAGCCCTGAACCTGGCATCTTACGGGTGCCAATTGCTCGCGCTTTTCCTTGCGACAAGGATCGATTTGAAAGCATTCGCGCTCGCCAAAGCGTCCTCTGAGCTGCCAGACACCGTCTACGCAGACCAATACCTGGCAGCTAAAGAGGGAAAGCAGCATTTCCCAAGCGAAGCAGAACTTGTAAGGAAGCGTCGGATTTGGCACCGCCTTGCAGGATGTTTGGCACAGGGTGTCTGCCTTAGGAGCGCGGGATTTCTCCGAATTTTTGGCACCGCAATGGTGTCACTCAGATTCGGGTTTCGATGGCCGAGGAAACTGTGCATTTGA